GTTAATAGTTCTGAGTACACCTCACGCTCATTGTCTGCGACCATAGCTTTGAGATCTTTCTTGGCTGAGTCAAACGACTTAGCTGCACCCTCGTACTCAATGTAGTCTTGGGCTATAGATGTGAAGTGATTGTCCATGCTTGCGTCACGTTTAATCATATCGTCTATAGGAATCTGATTGATAGGTGATGCGATTGGTTGGTCGTGACCAATGGGTTCATCGCCACTCTCGACGTGCGCCCAGAAATCAGTGCAAGCATCAAGCACTACACTTATATATGAGTCATGCTTCTTAACGTATGCACATTCCCATCTGTTGTTACCAAAGAATACTGACATGTATGCACCATCCATATTGGATAGCCATAGATACAGCTGCACCTGTGCCATGTAGTAGTCGCACACCTTGTCTAATGTATTGTGTGCAAACGTATGCTTGGCTTCAACAAGATCGTTATCATCTTCTAGTATAGCATCAAGCGTACCAACATATGGCACACCATTGTGTGTGCGTGTGTATCTGTCTTGCTTCTCTAATATTTTTTTGCTGTACTCTTTTTCAAACCAACTGAGGTTCATGTCCTCTGTTTGTATGCCCATCTGTACTGCTACTTTGTGTGACAAATCTTCTGGCTCAACAAGGCCACGTTTGATTTGCCATAGCTCATACCAGTTGCCGTTCATTATTTTGACAGCGTCACTGCCGCCAATAAATCCTTTACGTTCCATTTTTATTCTCCTCTTATATGTACTTGTCTACTGCATTGTTGCAGTAGGATCAAGATATTTATTGAAGTCTGAGTCAACGAGATCTGTGTCAAGCAGCAGTCGTTGTCGATAGATAGAGTCAGGGTTGAGAATCCAATCTGGTATTGCGCCGCCAGATTTGATTCGCTTGACCATGAGTATAGCTGCATCGAGATTGCTCTGTGATGTCACCTTCAAGCTCTCGGTATTGCGAGAGTATTCTTCTACAGCTGTCTTCGTTGACATAACAAACGTCTTGATTGTCGGCCACGTACGAGAAGCTTGATACTGTCGGACGTGACCATCGATCTTTTTTAATACGACCTCGAGATCTATCTTCTCGAATGTCGTAGGTATATTACTGTTGATGTCCTCAACAATAAGCTGCAACTCTTGACCGAGTGTGTCACGATCCATGCTAGATGGTGGCGTGTAGCGTTTTAAGATACTTTGCAGCCAGCTACCTATCATTGATGTGCGTTGGTTGTAGTCCATATGTTACTCCTTATCTATGGCTAATTTTTTTTGTGACATATCATTGATGATGTCGTCTAAGAAATCTGTGTTGGTTCTGCTGCTTGGTGCAACATCTTCTATATCATCTTCCCACCTCTCGCCATTGAGCCATGTCGTAGGGTGAGGGATGAACTGTTTGTCTGTGCCTTGGGTAGCATCAGCAAACTTCTGAACGGCAGTAAGAATTGCAATAGGATCTGCAATCTTACATGCCTTATCGAATGCCTTGCGAGCGTGTCCCTTTGCTATCTTGCGTGGGTACGCAGACCAGAACGCATCGAAGGGGAGTGTCTGTGTGACACTCCAAGTAGTATTACTATTACTATTAATATCTATAACATTAGATATAACTTGGGGTGTCTGTGTGACACGGGTATCTTTCATATCATCCTCCATTAAATGTTTGAATCTATACACACTAGCTACGCCAGTACGTCCAGACTTTCTTGTTAGGTAATCGTTATCTATGCACCAGTTGATAGCGCGTATGACTGTGCTTCTACTTAAGCCAGTTGTCTTGACTAAAGTTGGTATGCTTGGGAAGCACTCGCCATTTAAATCTGTATATCTAGCTAGCACAATCAAAATATATTTTGCATTAGGATTGTTTACTTGCCAATCAATAACATCTCGTAGTAATATGTCCGCGTACATTAGGTCTTTCCATTTCTTAATGTCCTCTTACCTGTTGAACCTCTGATAATAATTCACGCCCATATTATCAGAGGTTTACTTTTGTGTATTCAGCAACACGCTTGCCGTTACTTACTGTAATCATTTCTTTCATAAAAGGATAGCCACTTTCTTTTAGCTCATGCATGCGTGATGCTAATCTAAAACAGCCATATAATTTTAATGCTTCAAATGCTGTGATAGAATTGCCTTCATCAAGGTGTGCTTTAATCATCTTCGTTTGGTTTTCCATTTGTCTCTCCTAGTAAGTGTTCAAATAATTCCGCTGGCATTATTACCAACGACTGTGGTTTGCCTGTCTTTCTTTTGTAGAAGGCTATGTCCCTACCATCCAGCACAGTGAATGGGCTAGGGAAATTAGATTTGTCTCGATACTTTACCTCGGCTACCAGCTTTCGTCCGCCCAGTGTGACGTGGATGTCACCACTCCACTCCCCTCCGAGCGCACCCGAGAGGGGGACTCGGTAGTTTTCGATGCCGATTTTATCGAGCCATTCGCAGAATCTTTTTTCGTGGTAGATTCCTTTAGACTTATTTTTGTTTGCCATGTTTGCTCCTCATAACAGGTCATACATATGGTATGGTACGTGGCTGGATTAGTTGTCGCCATAATCTGCACAAAAAATTCAGTGCGTTGATCGCAAGCATCACAAGGATATGTTACTTGATTCAATATCTTTCGTGCTGATTTCGATCTGACAGCCAAGTGCTTCTACCCAACAAGCGAACATGAAACCAGAGGGAACACGCTTGTACTGCTCCCACTTGTGAATCAATGATGGCGTACAACCTATAGTAAATGCAAGACCTTCTTGTGATATACCTAATTGATTGCGTCTATCAATCAGACTTGTAATCATTTCGTCATACGTTGTGGTAACATATGTATCTTGCTTATAGTTTGGAAACTTTTGCATTCAGTCTACGCTTATCCTTGCTTGTAGGATACGCACCTTCCATCAGCTCCATCATTCTTATAACTTTTACAGCAGTATCATATCTCAATTCAGTGCTGCCATTTAATGTACGATAGTACGTTGACGTTGGCAGTCCAGCTTTGGTGAATACCCTATGCAAAGGGATGTCAAATCCCTTATGCTTTTCCTGTATCATATCCCAATAACTTTGTATCATGCTGCGGTTATGCAGCAATCAGTCAAGCCAGTCAAGTTCATCCATCTCAACGTAACCTTTTCCGCTACAGTTATTGCATGATCTTAATGGTATGTCATCGTTGAGGCTGGCGTATACTACTACGCCAGTACCATCACACTCAGGACAATCGTTATACTTAGCTTCAACTTCAGAATGGTATTGTGTCATCTAACTTTCCTTTGTATTGCACATCCTCCCATGCTTTAGTTGCGCGATCAAGAAATTTCTTACGAGCAAATTTAGGATTAGTTTTCTCTAGCGCATCAGCTATATCTATGAGATGAGAAGGCCAAACAACCATTGGCCCCATTAGATCTGCTATAAATTCGTAGTGCTGCCGAGTCATCGGCGGTGTTTTAATTGTGTGTTTCATCTGGCTTTGCCTCCCATACGAGTTGCTTATTATTATCAAAGTGCATTGTTATATATTCATCATTGCCTTTGGTGTCAGTTATCTTAAGTTCAAGAGCAGTAAAATCTTTAAAGACTTTACGCACTTGTGTAATCTTACTTACATTCATGATAGTTATATTCATTATATGTCCTCTTTAATAATAGGTTCTGGTCTGTCTTGGTACTCTGCTTTGAGACTATATCGACCAGCATCATGCGTGTCGTTCCATTGTTTACAAAAATCTATTGCCTCTTGCTCGGTGAAGAAGGCGTGTGTCTCACTGCCTACTGCATTCTTAAAATAGAAATCCTTTTCACCAGCATGTGGTTCTAAACCATTAGGGTAATCAGGATTGTCCTTCCACCATGTACGTTGAAAGCAATCATATATATCTATCATGGGTAATACTCCTCTATTGTTTCATTCGGATACAGATCTAAAAATTGAGCCGCTACTTTATACATGAATGCTTCTCTACGATACGCATGGTACAAGCTACGCTCACCATCTTGATGTATAATTTCTTGAGCAAGATGATGGTCAATCTTCTCAGCAATAACTGATGAGCTAGTTTTCATTACAAGTTTTAATACTTTATATGAGTAGCCTTGAAGACCTAAGTCTTCACGCATAAACCTAAGTAACTGTGTGTGTTTCATGTTAAGTCCTTTCTTCTGCACACTCTGGACACACGTTGACTACTGCATCAGTGTCCATTGACAGGTAAGCACAGTCATCACATCCATCTGTCGGTGTGTTAGTTACAATAAAGTTTTTGATTTGCATTGCAGATATAATTGCATATGGTTT